ATGAGTTCATCGCCTGCTCGTACAACATCTCGCTCGCCCTCGAATTCTCGCGCGACGTACGAAACGTACTCCGAAGCGAGCCCTACCAGCAACTATTTCCTCGTACTAAGCTCGATCCCAACATCCAATCTGCCGAGACCTGGAAAGTCCTCTCGCCGACTGGTTTCGGCGGCGGATCGTACGTCGCGGCCGGCATCGGTGGTGGTATCACAGGTAAGGGCGCGCACGTACTCGTTATTGACGACCCCGTCAAGAACGAGGAAGAGGCCGACAGTTTAGACACTCGCTCGAAGATCTGGAACTGGTACCTCTCGTCCGCGTACAACCGGCTGGCGCCAGGCGGCGGCGTGCTGGTGATCCAGACGTGGTGGCACGACGACGACCTCGCCGGCCGCATCCAGCAGATGATGAAGGATAACCCGGACGACGAGTACGTCGACCAGTTCGTCGTCGTCAAGTACCCCGCGATCGCGGAGGAGGACGAAGAGTTCCGGATGAAGGGCGAGGCCCTGCACCCCGAGCGGTACACAGTCGATCAGCTGATGCGGATCCAGCGCCAGTACGGCGGGCCGCAATCGCGGTTCTGGTCTGCCCTCTACCAGCAGAACCCCGTCCCCACGGAGGGCGCCTACTTCTCCAAGGACATGATACAATATAGGGACGAGACCCTGCCAATAGAGAGCATGCACATCTATCAGGCGTGGGACTTCGCCATCTCCGAGGAGCAGCAGAAGGGCGGCAACTGGACGGTGGGCGTGACGGTGGGGCTGGACCACAACGACATGGTGCACGTGCTCGAGCGGGTGCGGATCAAGACTAACGACTCGGCTGCCATCGAGGACCAGATCATAGACATGTACGCCCGGTACAGGCAGGTGACGGGCATCGGGTTCGAGGACGGGCAGATCTTCAAGACTATGAAGGCGTCGCTACAGAGGCGCATGAAGGAGCGGCACGTGTACATCCCGCTCGACACCAAGGCGAACATCCTGAAGCCCGTGCGCGAGAAGGAGGTTAGGGCCCGGCCGCTGCAGGCCCGGCTCCAGAATCGCAAGGTGACCTTCCCACGAGGACAGGTCTGGGTGGACGAGATGTGGCGGGAGCTGCTGCGCTTCCCGGCCGGGGTACAGGATGACCAAGTCGACGCCATGGCCTGGGTGGTCCAGCTGCTCTTGGGCAGGAGCCCGCCAAGCCCGCCCAAGCTGAGCCGCGGGCGGACGGAGAAGACGGTGGCCCAGAAGCTCCAAGCCACGCTGGGCGGCGGCCGCAGCAGTGGTCACATGGCCGCATGACGAGATCTCGACATAGGACAAACCTCCTATGCTGGTATAGGAGGTTTGTCCTACGATTTCACGATGTGAAATCTGTAAGTGTCGAGATCTCGTCAACTGCTACGTCTGCTACGGTTTTTTTTGAAGCCTGCTACTCCGTAACTATATGATTATTTGGGTTGCTACAGCCTGCTACAAAATAAAAAAGAGCCTTAAACTATTGATACAACTAACTAATTAACTACTTTTCTAAAAAAAAGCTACAAAAAGTTAAGTTACTAGGGAAATAAAGAATTTAGTGTTGATTGTGTTTTGGCCAGAACCTGTAAAACCTCTGTAGCAGCGTAGCAGTTAGTGTTTTAGGACCTGTTTCATGTTAAGAATCATACACATGTTATTGACTCTTAATGCTACTAAACTTGTAGCAGTTAATGGAATCAACGACTTATGAGAGCTCTTGAAGACATCGCCGAAGGTGGGCGAAAGTATCTGAAGTGGGCCCGCGGCAAGCTGGCGGCCCTGTCGCTCGTGCGCGAGGACCTGCGCCTGCCCAACTTAGTGAAGCAGTGGCAGATAGGGTCCAGCCACATCTGGCTCAAGTCCAGCGAGTTCGGGGACATCATCCGCATCACTGGCGGCGGCCCGTGGGACTTCTACAACGACGGCACCTTGGTGTGGACCTCCCCTATCGACCAGTCGCTCGTCTCTTCGGAGCTGACTTCGATCCTGCTCTCTAGCCGCACGATCGACAAGTGCTGGCTGCTGTCTACGTCTGGCGGCAAGCTACAGGTGCTGGACCCGGAGCAGAAGGTTATCAGGGTGCGCGACGGGGCGTACGACACCGGGTACACCTACCCGCACTTCTCGGGCGGCCCCGGGGACCCCGGCTACGCGCTGACTGCGCTCAAGGCGGGAGTCCACCGGCACTTCATCGCCGGGGACAGCACGGTGACTGTAGACCTCGCATTGGGGTCTTCCCCCGCTATCCTCGCCACTAAGGACACTTTCTACTACGGGAACAGCGTATCGGCAGACACTGAGTACAAGTTCTGGCGCCTCGATGGGACCTCGGTCGTTGCTTCGCCGGGCGCTGGATTTATAGCGCCCGTGGCGACGTGGCATGATGCCCTTTCACCGGGGTACACGGATGATGCGATCTTGGGTCTCACGTCCGCGAAGCTGGGCACGACGTACACAGAGCAGCCCCTGAGTATATTATTCGTCCCCGACACCCTTGTGGCTGTTGCGAACGCGTTAAACGTATATTTGTTCTCGAGTGGGGAGGGCCTTGACCTCGGCGGGCCTCCGTTCTTTTCATATCACAACATCTACCTCCATCTCGCGTCGGTCCTGAACGACCAAGGCGAGCTGGTCGGATACACCTCGGCCTCTGGCATCACGGGCGAAGCTCTGGATCGGGACGCGAACTCGTCCTCGGTAAGCCTACTTGCCGTCGTGGCTACGAAGGACGACTGTGTGGTTTTCTGGGGCCACGACAGCGGGTTGGGAACGTTTACATCGTATGCGCAGACGCTGGCTGGAACTCCCACATTAATTGATTCAAGCGTCTCGGCAGTCCTGACTGTCTACGGCCAGGCGGGCACGCCAAACAACGGGTGGATACTTGCCGTCCCTATCGCCGGCGACCTCGGCTTCTACAACCAGAGCGGATTGGCGGTCACGTTCCCTGGGCTTACTCCCAACACAGCGACCTACGCCGGCCGCCGCGGGGACCACGTCTACTTCCGCGTGCAGACGGCCGCGAACCAGTGGCAGTTGATTGGCTCCGACGGCACGAACGTCGACATCAGGACCGGCCTGCCAGCTGGCTTCGCGCCCGGCGCGGGAATCGGCGGCCACGTCTGGAGGAAGGATGTCAATAACGCGTTCTGGGTGTGGGGCGGCACGATCCCGAACCCGGCGACTCCCCCCGACCCGGCGACGATACCTTACGTGTTTCACCGCCCGGTCACGGGGGCTACGTTCCGCGAGTATACGATCCCTACCAGCGAGGTCTCTCCGACTGTGAACACGCCAACGGACTCGACGGCGTTCAGGATCCAGGACCTCGAAGACGTTTAGCCCTATTGCATAAACCAGCTAATTACCGTATAATGCTACATCCTGACTTGGAGGCGTACGCATGCCCCAGAATACCGAATTAGCCGCGAAGCAGTGGGAGAGGTACACCTACTGCCGGGACAACGGCCACATGGCGTACGTCGAGAAGTCCCGCAAGTGCGAGGAGTTCTTCGCTGGCATGCAGTGGGACCCGGGCGTGCTGCAGGAGCTTCGCGACGGCCGGAGGCCCGGCCTCACGATCAACAAGATCCTCGGGACGATATCCTCGATCCTTGGGGAGCAGATCGACACCCGCTCGGAGACGGCGTTCAAGGGCCGCTTCGGCGCGCCGTCCGGGAACGCGGACATCTGGACCAAGCTCTACCGCTACATCTCGGACAGGAACCAGCTGGACTGGCGGCGCAGCGAGCTGTTTGCCGACGGCTGCATCACGAGCCGCGGGTACCTCGACGTGCGCATGAACTTCGACCGCAGCATCACGGGGGACGTGGAGATCACCAACCTGAACCCCCGCTGCGTGATACCTGACCCCGACGCGTCGGAGTACGACCCCGACGAGTGGAAGGACGTCTTCGTCACGCGGTGGCTGACCATCGGCGACATCGCCACCCTGTACGACGAGGGGGACGCGGATAGGCTGCGGGGCAGAGGCGCGTCGCAGTGGGCCTACGGCTTCGACAGCGTGGACAAGGTGCGGGACCGCTTCGGCGGCCCGACCCCCAGCATGGGGGTCCTCACGGAGGAGGACGAGAAGGTCTCTCGCTCGGTCCGCGTGCTGGACAGGCAGTACAAGAGGCTGACGAAGGTCAAGTACTTCGTCAACATGGACACTGGCGACCGGAAGATGATCCCAGACACGTGGGAGCGGAACAAGATCGTCGCGCTGATCGAGCAGCAGGGCGGGAAGCTCATCGTCGACGAGACGAACGGGTTCAAGATTCGCTGGACAGTTACCGCGGACGACTTCGTGCTGCACGACGGCTGGTCGCCCTACCGGCACTTCACGCCGGTGCCGTACTTTCCGTACTTCCGCTACGGGCGCACGATCGGGTTGGTCGAGAACCTCATCGACCCGCAGGAGCTCTTGAATAAAACAACTTCTCAAGAGCTGCACGTCGTTAACACGACGGCGAACTCCGGCTGGAAGGTGAGGACGGGCTCGCTCAAGAACATGACGATGGACGAGCTCGAGACCATGGGTGCGAAGACCGGGCTGGTGATGGAGCTGGACGACGTCAAAGACGCCGAGAAGATCCAGCCGAACCAGATCCCGCAGGGCCTGAGCCAGCTGTCGAGCAAGGGCGAGAACTACATCAAGTCGGTCTCGATGCGCGGAGACGCGCAGATGGGGATGACCCGGGCCGACGTCTCGGCGGACCAGATCGAGGCGAACAACGCCTACGGCGACGTGGGCCTGCGCAAGCCGCAGGACAACCTCAAGCGCACGGACTACATCCTCGCGCGGAACGTGATGGACATGGCGCAGGAGTACTACACCGACCCGAGGATCATGAGCATCACGCACAACGAGCTCACCGGCGAGGTGCGGGATATCCAGATCAACTGGCCAGACCCGCTCAGCGGGGAGATCCAGAACGACATATCGATGGGAGAGTACGACATCACCATCATCAGCCAGCCGGCGAAGGAGTCGCTGGAGGACTCGCAGTTCGAGCAGGGCGCCTACCTGAAAGAGAAGCTGGGCGTGCAGATCCCCGACGAGTTCCTGATCGAGAACAGCCGGCTGATTAACAAGACCGCGCTGGTAGCGGCGATCAAGGAGGCGAAGCAGTCGCCAGAGGCCCAGCTGCAGCAGCAGATGCAGGTGATGTCCGGGCAGTTGGAGATCGCGAACTTGAAGGCCGAGGCCTCGAAGCTGGAAGCTACTGCGCTCGAGAAGCGCGCGGGCGCCGGCGAGAAGGTGGCGAAGACGCAGGAGCTGATGAACGGGAAGCAGGGCGAGGCGGAGAAGGCGCAGATGGAGATGGCGCTCGACAAGCAGAAGCACGACCAGGAGATGGCGCAGGCTCGAGAGAAGCACGCCATGGAGATGCAGATCGAGCGCGAGAAGGCCCAGGCGAAGCTCGAGGAGCAGAAGATGTTGGCGCAGGAGAAACGAGCGCTGATGCAGGCGCAGACGATCGCAGCTGCGCGGGCCAAGCCCGCCGCAGGCGGTGGCGAACAGAGGATGGCAGCTTAACTCAACCAAGGAGACGTGAAGATGACGGACAAAGCAGAGGATCGCGGCGATGCCATCGCCGACGGCGACGAGAGTGGCGATACACTCGATCCAGCAGTGAAGGCAGACGAGAAGGACGAGGTTGCAGAGAAGGAAGCTACCGAGAAGGAAGCTACCGAGAAGGAAGCTGCCGAGAAGGTAGAGGCAGAGGAGGCGGCGAAGGCGAAAGCCGACGACAAGGAGCCCAAGATTCCGAAGTCTCGCTTCGACGAGGCGGTGCGGAAGGCGCGGCTGGAGGCAGAGTCGGCCAACAAGAAGGCGGCCGATCTCGAGGCGAGGCTCAGACAGTCGCAGGGCGCGGTGGATGCGGCAAAGCTCGAGGAGGAGATCGACGCTCTCGAGGTAGAGCTGGACGGGGCGAAGGCGGACGGCAACGTGGACAAGGCGAAGGCCATCCGCACGCAGATCCGGGCCCGGCAGCAGGCTATCTCGGACGCTCGGTCAGACGCGAAGGCGAACTACGCAGTCGCGGTGGCAGTGGAGCAGATTCGGTACGACGCGCTCGTGAGCCGCATGGAGATCGAGCACCCGGAGCTGAACCCGGAGCTTGAGGATACGTACGACAAGGACCAGGTGGAAGAGCTCCTGGACTTGAAGGGGGCCTTCGAAGCGAAGGGCCTAGGCAGCGCCGAGGCGCTGACGAAGGCGCTCCGGACTGTGTACCGAGGCGGGCCTAAGCCGGCGGTTAAGGAAGAGGACGCGGAGGCGAAAATCAAGGCCGACGCGGCGGCAGCGGCCCGGAAGGCCGAGGCAGTGAAGCGGGGGCTCGACACCAAGGCGAAGCAGCCGGCTGACGGCAAGAAGGTGGGGGCGGACAGCGACAAGGCAGGTAAGGGCGATCCGGCGTCCGACGCGGCGAAGATGAGCGAGGCGGCATTCGCCAAGCTCACGCCGGAGGAGCTGGCCCGGGCGCGAGGAGACATCCTATGATTAACCCTGTGAAGTAGGAGGTAGGTATGGACATTCTGATCGCAGTAGTCGTAGGGTTCGTAGCGGGCGTCTTGGCCAGCGGTAAGGTCAAGGCCAAGATCGAAGCACTCAAAGCGAAGTATCGGGGGTAACCATGGGACCATACGGAGCGCCGCCCAAGGCGGCTAAGAAGAAGGGTGGCCTCCGTGGGCAACCCGTGGCACCGGCCGGGAAGTACCGAGCACCAGCGAAAAAAGGAGCATACTAATGAATCGAACACCAGCACGGGGTACGCGTACCCCAGCCGCAACCTCCGAGAGCCTGATCCATACTGGGCCTTGCGTCCTGTACGGGATCTACCCCGAACTGACCACGACCGGCACCATCACGGTGCGGGATAGCGCCACCGCGGCCGGCGCTGGCACGGTGCACGTCTGCGCGATCGGTCTGCTCCAGGCGGGCAAGACCTTCGCCGAGGGCTTCTTCTTCGCTAAGGGCCTGACTATACAGCTGTCGGTAGCCACAGACCTGTCAATGATCGTTTGGGAGGCTGTACCATGAAAAAACTAATCCTCGCTCTGCTGCTGTTGTTTGCTTCCAGCGCCGCCTCCGGGGTTGACAAGCGCAAGCAAGTCCTGTAGAATACTGTTTCAACTCGCTTCTCGGCTGCGATAGTGCCGGGGGCCTCGAGCCCTAAACTCGGTTTTCCGCCCGCTTTGGCGAAACAAAAGCAGACGCAGTTTTGTTTCATAACCAGCGGAGGCCACTATGGCTACAACAAATTTCACACGACTTACGACCGAGCAAAAGACGGTCTGGTCGCGCGACCTGTGGAAGCAGGCGCGGAACGTCAGCTTCATCAACAAGTTTCTGGGTGACGGCCCCAACGCCCTCATCCAACACGTCACCTCGCTAACGAAGACCGAGCGCGGCGCTCGGGCGGTGATGACCCTCGTGCCGGACCTGGAAGGGGACGGCGTGGCGGGTGATCGTGCCCTGAAGGGGAACGAAGAGCAGATCAAGGCGTTCGACAAGGTGATCCGCGTCGACCAGCTGCGCAACGCGAACATCTCCGAAGGCCGCATGGCGGAGCAGAAGTCCATCGTCAAGTTTCGCGAGACATCGCGCGACGTTCTGGCGTACTGGGCTGCTGACCGCTGCGACCAGCTCGCGTTCCTGACTCTGTCGGGCGTGGCTTACAGCCAGAAGAACACGGGCATTGCCCGGGTCGGCTCCGACCTGGTCAACCTCGAGTTCGCGGCCGACGTGGCGGCGCCGACATCGGCCCGCGTCCTGAACTGGGACGGCACTAACAAGGTGCTCACAACGACCGGCGTGACCAGTGCGGTCACCGCGGCAGACACTCCGACCTACAACATGTTCGTGCAGCTGAAGGCCTACGCGAAAGAAGCGTATGTCCGCGGCATCCGCGAGGGTGGGGACGAGACATACCACGCCTTCCTGTCGCCGAAGGCGATGGCGAAGCTCAAGTTGGATCCGGACTACCTCGCGAACCTGCGCGGTGCCGGCCCTCGAAGCACGGAGTCCAACCCGCTGTTCAGCGGGAACACCGTGAAGCTCGACGGTATCTACTTCCACGAGTTCCGGCACGTGTACAACACGTCGCAGGCTGTCTCGGGCACCGGCAAGTGGGGCTCGGGCAACGTGGTGGACGGTTGCCAAGTCCTCTTCGTCGGCGCGCAGGCGCTGGGGATGGCGGACATCGGCTCGCCGACCTGGGTGGAAGACGATGACGACTACGAGAACCAGCAAGCCATTTCGATCTCCAAGATCTTTGGCTTCCTCAAGCCGTCGTTCTACACGCAATACGGCTCGGCCCCGCAGACCACGCAGGACTTCGGCGTGATCAGCGTGTACGTTGCCCAGTAACGCGTGAACGAAAAGGAGAATGAACCATGGCTACTACACTGACAAAGACCCCTGTCGCTCAGACGGTGCTCGCTGCGACGTTCAACTGGGGATACACAACCGGCGGCGCTGACGGCACGTCGGATCGGATGCTCAACATCAACGGCGTGCTTACGTCGTTCGACGCGTTGACGGCGTCCACGCCGACCTTCGACCTGTTCACCCTCCCGGTGGGCGCGACGGTGGTTGGCGGGGCGATCTACACCGAGGTCGCGATTACCAGCACGGCTACCGGCGCTGCTGTGGGTGACAACTCGAGTGCCTCACGGTACTTGAGCAACACCAGCATCAAGCCGGCAGCCGCTGTTGCATTGGTCCCGACGGGCTACAAGCACGAAGTGGCCCGCCCGATCCGTATCACGTTTACCAACACCGCTGCTGACCAGACCCTTGGTAAGTGCCGGCTCGTGGTGCAGTACGTGATGGACCAGCGCGCGACAGAGAACCTCAAGACAACCTAAGTCCTGAGGGTGTAACTTCAAGGGGCCCGCCACAAGCGGGTACCCTTGCGGATACATCAATAACTCTAAGGAGCGTCAAGTGCTATTCATTTCGAATCGAGATGTAATTGTACGCAGCATGCGTGTTGGACAGTCGGTGGCTTTCAAGAAGGGCATCCCGACACAAGTACCGCCCGGCATGCACGAGGAAGTGATGGAGCGAGGAATTTTGCCGTTGAACGACGACGGATCATCCGTCGACCCGGTGGAGCACGAAGCCGTAACGGACAAGCCGAAGCTTCTGCTGGCACCTGACGACGGCGACGAGCGCGCGAAGTTGATCAAGCAGGTGTTCAAAGCCATGGTGTCGAGGAACAACTCGTCCGACTTCACGGCCTCTGGAACGCCAAACGCAGCGGCCGTGACTTCGGCCCTCGGTTGGAAGATAGACCAGAAAGAGGTCCGAACGGTGTGGGAGAAAAGTCGCGAGGAGCTGATCGGAGCGAAATCGCAGCTTGCGGCCTAAGGAGCGGCGATGAAAATCCAGGACGTCATTGACCTTTTCCGCAAGCAGGTTGGCGATGTAAGCCTGCCCAGGTTGTGGGACGACATAGAGGTCATGCAGTACCTGGTGGATGCACAGGACATGTTTGTGCGCCTGACGGGCGGAATAGTTGACTCGCAGACCCCGGCTGTTACGCGGGTACCGATAGCGGCGAATACTCCGACGTCAGAGCACTGTCCTTACATCCTTCGGATTCGGTCGGCGCAGCTGGAGACGGCTAAGCGGCAGGTCCTGATCGGGAGCGAGGGAGACCTCAGCCAGATCGGGATACTGACCAAGTACCACGACTACGGCTTCACCCGTCCTCCCTATCTGGACGACGCGGATACAGGCGACGTGACCGCGGGGATCCTCGGAGTTCAGGAGAACGCGATAAGGTGGTACAAGGTGCCGATCGAGGAGGACACGTGCCTCCTGCACACGTTCAGGTTGCCGTACCCGCGGATTGAGGACGAGGACAGCTGCTTCGAGATCGACGAGCAGCACCACCTCCACCTGATCAAGTGGATGAAGCACTTGGCCTACTCGAAAGAGGACGGCGAGACGTATGACAAGGACTTGGCAGAGAACAACAGGCAGTGGTTCGAGAGCTACTGCGCACGAGCACAGCAGGAAAAGGAGCGGCAGCGGTTCAAGCCGCGAGTCGTTCAATACGGGGGCATCCCCTTTTAAGGAGAACTACCATGGCTGAATATACCAAGAATACCCCGGGGGCCCCGAACAGCGGCCTGTACAACGTGGGCGACGTCGTGACTGACTCGACCGGTACGCGCTGGCAGGCGATCACCGGTGGAGTGGGCGGAGCGGAGCGCTTCGTCGGCAAGACTACGCAGACCACAGAGCCGGCGGTGACCTCCGTCACCACGGCGGGTGCGGCTACAATCACCGCAGCCCAGATTCTGACCGGCACCTACGTCCGCGACTGCGCGGGCGCGAGCCGGACGGACACCCTCAGCACGGCGGCCCTACTGGTCGCGGCCCTCGCGGGACGCAATCCGAAGGTCGGCCAAGTGCTGGAGCTGCACGTGATCAACGGCTCCGATCCGATCACGGAGATCCTGACCCTGACGGAAGGCGCCGGTGGGGGCTGGGACGCTGCGCAGCCCGCGGCGGCTCGCATCGTCCCGGGTGGGTCCTCGAAGCGGATCAAGATCAGGCTCACTAACGTGACAGCGGCGGCAGAAGCCTACGTCATCTACGCGTAACCACCCCTCGGGCGGCTTCTGGTCGCACGATCGAAGCGCCCCTTCACGAGAGGGGCGTTTTCGTGTATAATGTACGCGTTTGCTGGAGGTTACAATGAGCTGTTCGCGACAAGACTTGATCATCCAGAAGGGTAAGACGTTCTCCCGAGTAATCCGGTGGGAGTCGGAGCCCTTTCTCTACAAGGCCATCACGGCGATCACGAAGGCAGCCCCCGCCGTCATCACCTCCGCCACTCATGGTATCCCCGACGGCTGGCGGGTGGCCATCGTGTCCGTGCAGGGCATGACCGAGATCAACGCCGAGCGGCCGTCCGACAGCCTGCGGGCTAGCGACTTCCACCGCGCCACCGTGGTAGACGCCAACTCGATATCGATCAACGATATCAACTCGGCCGAGTTCACGACGTACACCAGCGGCGGGTACATCCAGCTCTTTACGCCCGTGGACCTGACTGGCTACACCGCGCGCATGGACATACGCGCGACGGAGACGTCGGCCACGGCGCTGCTGGAGCTCAACACCAACCCGCCCGGACCCGACACCCGGATCGTCATCGACAACTCGGCGAAGACCATCACCCTGACCATCTCCGCGGCGGACACCGTCGTGACGTGGAAGAACGGCGTGTATGACCTCGAGCTCGTGTCGGGGGGCCCCGACGGCGTCGTGACTCAGCTGCTCAAAGGCGCTATCACCGTCGACGGTGAAGTGACGGTGTAACCATGGCCCACGAGATCGTAGTTCTCGGGCCGCCAACTCCCGGACCAATAGTCCTCGGTCAGCCGGGCCCGGCCGGCCCTCCCGGTCCGGTAGGTCCAGCGGGCCCGGCCGGGGCTACGTCCGTCACGTCCACGGAGTTCTCTCAGGCCCTCAGCGTCCAGTCCGTGATCAACGCCGCCCTGTCGGCGGCGATCGACGCCGTGTCGAACAGCCTGTCCAACGAGCTCAGCGTCCGCACCGCGGCCGACAACGCTCTGTCCAACGCCCTCTCGAACGAAGCAAGCGTTCGGGCGGCGGCGGACAGCGTGCTTGCGGCCGCCATTATCGTAGTGTCTAACGGCCTCTCCGTGGAGACTGCGGCCCGCATCGCGGGCGACAACGCCCTATCCAACGCACTTTCTGCGGAGATTGCGAACCGAATCTCCGCAGACAACGCCCTGTCCAACGGGCTGAGCCTGCTCAGCGTGGCGATCAACGTCACATCCGCGCAGGCTGCCAGCGCCCTTAGCAACACTCGCTCGATCATATCCACTGCCTACGTGGCGGCTGACGACGTCGTGTCGGCCCAAGCCGCTAGCGCTCTTAGCCAGTTCGGATCTGCGGAGAGCGTCCGCAACGCAGCCCTGTCCGCCCGGATTGACTCGGTGCACAGTGTCCTTAGCCAGCGCCTGTCAGCGCTCGTGCTCGACAGCATTGCCGACGTGTCGGCGCCGACACCGACTTCGACGCACGTTCTCAAGTGGAACAGCGTGCAGGCGCAGTGGACCAACCAAGTGGACGCAACGGGTGGTGCAGGCGGGAGCGTAACCTCCACCGAGGTCTCGGCGGGTGATGCGTCGGTAGCGAACCTAGTTTCAATCTTGTCTCAGGCAACCTCGGTAGCGGACGCAGCGTTATCGGGGCGAATTAACACGGTATCAAATATCTTAGGTAGCGTCTCGGCGGTGTCGGCAGCAACCTCGGTCAAGGGTCTGCAATCGGTCATCAACCAACTCTCGAATAGGACCAGCGTTCTCTCACAGGCAATTAGCGTGGCTGACGCGAAGGCCTCCAACGCCCAGTCCGACCTGAACAGCACCCGTTCACAGCTGCTGAGCTTGATCAGCCAGCTCAACAGCACTGCGTCGAACGTCCGCAGCGCAGTGTCGAACGTATCGGCCGTGTCCGGCGCCGGCTCGGCGACTGGTCTGCAGCTCGTGGTCGACGCCCTTAGCAACCGGCTCAGCATTCTGAGTGGCGTGGTGAGCGTTGCCGACCTCAAGGCCTCCAACGCCCAGTCAGACTTGAACAGCACTCGCAGCCAGCTGCTGAGCTTGATCAGCCAGCTGAACAGCTCGTTCTCGAACGTCCGCAGCGCCGTGAGCAACGTCTCGGCGGTGTCCGGCGCCGGCTCGGCGACCGGCCTGCAGGCCGTGGTCGACGCCTTGGCCAACCGGATCAGCATCGCCAGCGGCCTGGCGAGCGCGGCCGACGTCAAGGCCTCGAACGCTCAGTCCGACCTGAACAGCACCCGCAGCCAGCTGCTCAGCCAGATCAGCCAGACCAACAGCGTGCTCTCGCAGCACCGCTCGACGGTCAACGACCACACGGACGTGTCGATCCTCACGCCGCTTTCGACGCAAGCACTGCGGTATAAGTCGGTGGACGGCCAGTGGATCAACCAATCCATAGCAGCAGGTGGTGGCAGCGGCAGCCAGTCCATCACCAGCGTGGTGTCGAACGTGGTCAGCGCACACCGTGCGGCGGTCAACGACCACACGGACGTGTCGATCCTCACGCCGCTTTCGACGCAAGCACTGCGGTATAAGTCGGTGGACGGCCAGTGGATCAACCAATCCATAGCAGCAGGCGGTGGCAGCGGCAGCCAGTCCATCACCAGCGTGGTGTCGAACGTGGTGTCGAACGTGATTTCGAATTTGGCGAGCGTGAACAGCGACATCCGCAGCGTCGTGTCTCAGTTGAATAGCGTGGTATCGCAGGGCTTGTCATTGCTCTCGAATCGCATCTCAATCCTCTCGCAGGCGGTCTCAGTCTCAGAGGCGGCGCTCTCAGTCAGGATCGACACGCAATCGCAGTTGATCTCCGTGCTCTCGCAGCAGGTCTCGATCCTGTCGGGCAAGGTCTCCGCCGGTATAGGGCTCTCGGCGCAGACGCGCGTGCGTGGTGCCCTGTTCACGGTGTCGACGGTGGGCCTCACCAACATCGGCAGCTTGAGCGTGTCGGTCGAAGCCGGCGGCGTGTATCGCGTCGAGGCCCGGGTCATTATCATGCACTCGGCGCTGAATGCCTACGGCATCGGCATGACATATCCCGCGATGACACAGGCCGGCGGCCGCTGGTTCGGCAACGTGTCGATCGCCACCGCGAACGGTTTCGCGGGTGTGTTCAGCGCGACGAACCACGGCGCGGTCGCGCACGGCGCCGGGCAGACCGGCGTCATCCTGCTTTCTGGCGTCGCGGGCTCGTCGGCGATCCCGATGTTCCATGACTACGAGGGGCTGTTCATCGTTTCGACGGCCGGAGTAATCCAGCTGCAG